TTCCCTTCATTGGTTGGGTAGCTGCAGGTTGGGTAGCAATGTTTGGTGGCAATCAAGGTGCAGACATTGGTGGACAGATGGCCGAAGGTCTGAACGAAAATTGCTAATTGAATTCCTTAAAACCCCGAAAATTTTTCGGGGTATTTTTTTGCCAAAAATCTTTTTGTATATCTTGGGAAATAAAATATTAAAAACGATGCACCCCAAAAGATACCTAAAGCTATTAGATGTGATACTCTATTAGAGTTTACTATTAATCCTAGTGTGACGAGACCCATCCAAGTATAATCTAGGGTACCATGCAGTCTCCACCAACCTTTGTCACCTAACCTCTTCATAAGTTTATCTCTTAGTCTTGAGAACCACGGTGACACGTGTCTCATCATAACAAATCCTTCATTGAAGAACATAACAAAAAATCCAATCCAAAATATCATAATGTTTTTTTAAGACGCTGACTTATATAGCTAGTTGACTTCTTGTACTTATTTTGCTTCCTAAAATCATCCACAAATGATTGTACATAACGTGGTTTTAGGACATATATTGATCTCTTCTTCTCATTTTCTCTTTGAAAGTCTTCTGCTACAGTAACAGGACTACAAATTTGATTACCGTTCATTGATACTACACCACTTGGACCTAATACTTTATGAGTACCGTTGTAAAAAGTCTCATCTACACGTAGACCAGCAGAAAATTGTCCAATAGCAGACGTTTCATAGTAACTAATCTCTGAGTATGGATCATCATACTCACTCTCTACAATTTTATATACTTCGTAGTTACTCTTTGGCCAATCATATTGTGCGTTGACCATATTGTTTGTCAATAATATAATCCAGTCATAAAAAGGATCACCATATAATTTGTCAGCTAATGAGTCTGGACGTTCTCCATCTACTATAGTATATTTTTTAAAGTATACTGCATTAGAGAATACATCATCATTAATTTTATATCTACGAAAGAAATTCTTAGCAGTTACAAAGTCCGATTCAGAGAATGGATACTTGATTGGTTTCTCATCGTATGAGATGTTAGGAATAATTGAAAAATACATTATCTTACAAATCCTCCTTCTACTTCTTCAGCAAAACAAATCTTAGTCTCTTGGAAATTTATTTTTAATTGCATTGCAACTGGTTGTCCATCAGGATATGTAGCATAGGTACCATCAGGTGTGTAGATTACATCACTCTTAGTTACAGCACACATTTTAAATCTTGGTAGAACTGGATGTTCATTTGCTCCATGCATGAAAGAAACTCTACAAAGATTAGGAACACCAATAAAACCTGCTTGGATTGCATCATTATTTCCACCAAATACTTTTCCAACTTCTCTTTTTGGTAAAGTACACATCTTAAATATTTTTGCTATATCATTAACAATAGTTGCTTCTCCTGCATTTCTAGGAACTAAGGTGAATGATAATTGAAAGTTTCTTACATCAACTGCACTGAATAACAATTCAGTATTTGGATTTAATATTGCTCCAGAGATAGCACCAAATACATCATCGTTAGAGATATCATCTCCTGATATAGCTTTTATAGAGTCTCTAATTACTTGTGCACCACCAAGTTGAATACTTTTCTTTAATGCATTTCCAGTACCTTTTAATACTGAATTAAGTTTTTCAGTAGCAGTTCTTTGAGCTACTGCTCTTAATGTGTCAGCTCCAGTTGTACTAAATGCTTTAGCACCCCATTGACCTTGGAAACCAGTAGATATATCTTCTGGCATGTACATTACAATAGATTTATATGCTGGATCAGCATCTTCATAATCATTTACTCTATTATAATCATACTGACCATGTTGCTCTTGTTGAACAGTTCCACCACCTTGGTCTGTTAGTCTCTCTTGATTTCTAAACGGTGGTAAGTATTTCTTAAATTCAAATAAAACATAGTCACTGTTAGGTCCGATATCCTGATCAGATGGATAACGAAGAGAAGCATTTTCGTAATTCTTTTCTGGAGCACCATATGCTCCCAGAACAATTGTGTTATCCTCGTTCTTAAGTGTGTTGGTTAGCTGTTTTTTAGCATCCCTCTCTCCTGGATCTGGAACCCAGTCAAGGAAATCCCACCATTGATTATTCTCAGATCGTCCTGACATATCTAATAATTTTTTACTATTCTAACTCCCTTTAGTTTGTCATAGTATGCGTCATTGACTTCCTCCCAGACAGATTTCTTATCTATGGGGAACATGACACCATGAGTATATTTCACAAAATCTTCTGTCGGGAGAAGGATAGCAGTATCCCACTCATCTTCAGCAAGATCTATTAACAGACCTTCAACATGAGGTTGTAAGTATTTATGGAAACATGCCTTAGGTAGGTCAACTCTACCTTGCATTAGTTTCCTAGTAGCTTGCAATCTCTTTTTTATAGGTAGGTAATGGAGGTTAGCACCCCAAAATTCATTCTTTAATGATTTAATTACAAAAACTAATGGAAACCTATCATAATAGGGTAACCATTTCATCTTTGCTTTGTACTCAAACATATAAAGATGTCCTTGTACAGTATATGGTCGTAATTCGTTTTGATCTTGTGCTTGTACAGATCCTATATTATCCCGTTTCTCATCTAAAATATATTTTCCGAAATTTTTCTTATATGCACTAGCTTCTGCCTTTACAGCAGATCTATACCAAGAGAGTGATTTCTTCTCTCCACCTGTTCTTGCTGTTACTCGCTCAAACAGGGTTTTATATCCAGGAGTCGTATTGACTGCGTTTCTCTGGATAGATGCAAATCCAGTTGCCATTTTTTCATACCGCTAAGTGGTCTTCTGTTAGTATTAAAAATTTCATCTGCCTATCTTCACAGAAGTCCTGAGCAGCGTCCCACTTGGCACGGTTCTTAGCGAACGTCAGGGCAGCCCGTCTATAGGCAGCAGTTCTTTTATCCTTATCATAGGGTGGTTTGGTTTGTTTCTTGGGTTTAACTTCAATAACGTATTTTGCTATTTGTCCTGACTTTTCACGAACCTTTATGTAAAAGTCTGGAAAATATCTTCTCACCTTACCATCAGGTGCTCTGTATGGTATTATTATTTCTTCAGAACCCCACTCCATAATGGAGGGATTGTTATCACAGAATACCATGAACTTTCGTTCCCATAGTGACCTGTAGATAACTCTAGTTGGATTTCCACGATACTTTTTGGGATTAATAGGTCTATATTTCCCAGAGTATGCCATAAATATAATTGTACCAATATAGGTATTTAGTGTGACCATACCACAGTTTTTACAGACTATAGCAAAGCAAGGAGGAATGTCCTTTGCTAATAACTTTATAGTTGAGATTGAAGATCTTCCTGAACCTCTTAATGGTAGCTTGGAAAGTGACTATTTGGCGATGTTCTGTGATGAAGCACAATTACCAAATATTAACACTGCAACTGGTACGCAAAATGGTCTTTACACGGGTGTAGGATCTGTTGATTATCCTCATACAAGGATATTTACAGAACTACAGTTAGGATTTGCTTTAACTGCAAACTTAGATATATTAAAATTTTTAAATTTTTGGTATGGATCAATATTTGGTGAAAGTAATCTTGCAGATGGAACAATAACTCCTGAGATTGTAGGTGAGGGTGGTACTAAGACAGAGAATAGAACAACTAGGGTAGCATACAAAGATGATTATGCAGCAACTATAAAGATAACAAAGTCAGAAACAGGTCCACAATCTACAGTAGAAAGACAACCAATAACATATGTTTTAGAAAAAGCATTTCCATATGCTATTGATGCTGTTCCACTACAGTTTGGTTCTAGTCAGATAACAAAGGTAACAGCACAGTTTAAATATCAAAGACATTACACAATTAATAGGAATATCAAGGCAGTTAGAGGTGATGTGTCAAGTCTTTATAAGAAATCAATTTTGCCTTCATTCACAGGAGCCTCAGCAAATACGATTTTCTAATTCCATAAAACCCGAAAAAATTACTCGGCATATTTTTGGTCAAAAAAGTCGCATATATAAATATACGACTTGAAATCATTTTAATGGCATTACCAAAAGTAGTATTACCAACATATGAGTTGGAGCTTCCTTCAAATGGGAAGAAACTTAAATATCGTCCATTTGTTGTAAAGGAAGAAAAACTCCTTTTGTTGGCATTAGAGACAAATGACGAAAAAGAAATAGAAAAGGCAGTTAAGAATTTATTAAAAGGTTGTGTCCTTAGTAGGATAAAAGTAGAAGATTTGCCAGTTTTTGATTTAGAGTATATTTTCTTAAATATACGTTCAGTTTCTGTTGGTAGTGAAGTTGAAATGAAGGTTGTCTGTAAAGATGATAATAAAACTGAAGTTACATATAATTTAGATTTAACTGAAGTAAAAGTAACAAAACCACCAAAGTATGATCCTAAGATTATGCTTACTGATGATATGGGTGTAATTATGAAACATGCTGGATGGGGTGAATTTATTACTGGTTCTGTTATGGGAGCTGCTCCTACAGCAGATGGAATTGTTGAATTGGTTGCTGGTTGTGTAGATCAGATATTTGATAAAGAGGATGTATATGATTCTTCTACTACTAGTAAAAAGGAATTTACTGAATTTATAGAAGGTCTTACAAACACCCAATTTGAGAAATTACAGGATTTCTTTGCATCATCACCACGTATGGAGCATAAGTTTTCGGTAAAGAATCCAAATACAGGAGAAATGTCGGAATTTGTAATTACGGGGTTAGCGAATTTTTTCGGATAGCCCTCTTCCATCAAACGCTAGAGGGATACTACAAAACTAACTTTGCTTTGATGCAACACCATAAATATAGCTTGAGTGAAATTGAAAATATGATGCCATGGGAAAGACAAGTATATACTAGTCTTTTAATGCAACACTTGGATCAACTCAAGCAACAACAAGAAGCAGCTAAGCAAAAATAATGGCACACGGATTTTTAGCACAACAAGACCTAAGAAGTAAAGGCAAGTCTAATATTCCTTATGGGAAATATTACGACACAATGCATAGTGGTATTAAACAATGGCTGAAAGTTCTTGGAACGCAAAATCCTCGCTCAAAAGCAACACAAGTAGCTGATTATGCAGGACAATTAGCAGGAAGTAATCCAAAGGGTCTTTTAGGTGGTTCTAGTTTTGCTAATGTTGGTGACGGTGTACAAAAATCTATTGGTGGTGGTGCTAGTGGGATTAATCCAGATATATTTGGTGGAGGTCTTGCTAAAAATATTGTTAATTTTGGTGCAGGTAGATTAAGTGCAGAACCTAGTGCTGCTAATGCAATTTATGATACTACAGCACAAAGAGTAGTAGATGATGAGTCATTATTTGCTAAATCAGCATCAATTGCAGTTGGATCTAACAATGAAGTAGTTCAAGCAATTAATGTATTAACAGGTGTTACACGCCAGTTGGTTCAAGCTACACAAGATCAAACAGCTGCACAAAGGGCAATTGCTCAGATACAACATCAACAGGCAGAAAAATTAGCAAATAGAGCACTTGCTAGATCAGAAGAAAACCAAATTGAGCAAGGATATGATAATTCTTGGGATTCTGCTTATGATCCACTAGGTGGTGGACGTGGTGGTGGACGTGGTGGACCAGGTGCTAATGCTGGTGGATTAATAGGTACTGGAATGAATCTCTTAGGTGGTGCAAGAGCACTTAAGAGTATTGGTAGAAGAGGTATCGGAAGAATGGGTACCAGAGCATTAACAAGAATTGGTGGAAGAGGATTAGCAAGACAATTTGCTAAAAAAGGTAGTAAAACTGCTGCAAATAAAATTGCTAAATTTGGCGTAAGACAAGGTGCTAAACTAGGAATAAAAAATGCAGGAAAAGGTGCATTAAAAAAAGGATTGGGTAAAGCATTAGGAAAGAAAATTCCTCTAGTTGGATTGGGTCTTGGTGCTATATTTGCTGCTCAAAGAGCAATGGCAGGAGATTGGACTGGTGCTGCATTAGAGTTAGCATCTGGTGCATCTTCAACAATTCCTGGTCTTGGAACTGCTGCATCTGTTGGAATTGATGCTGCATTAATTGGTAGAGATATGGGATTAACTCCCTTTAAGGAAGGTGGTATTACATCTTCTCCAATTGCTGGTGTATTAAGTGAAGATGGTCAGAGGGAAGGTGTTTTCCCACTTGCAGGTAAAGAAGGAAAAGAAACATTTAAAATGTTTGGTGAAGGTATAGTAGATGCACAGATAAAACGTAAAAGTGATCTAACTAGAGCATTTAATGGTGGTAATAAAGGTCTTCTTAGTTGGTTCTTTGGTGACAAAGATAACGGAAATGGTAATAACAACGGAAATGGTGGTGGTGGTAATAATGGTTTAATACCAAATATGGTTTCTGGTGTTAAGAATCTCTTTAATAGATTTTTTGGTAATAATAATAAAAAAGAAGAGACATCACTATTGAATACTATCGCACATGCTGAAGGAAATCCAGGATATAATACATGGTTTGGTCATCAAAATTATGGTGGAGATTTATCTGGAAAAACGATTGATCAGATGCATGATTTACAAGGTCAATTCTTAAAAGCAGGTCTTGGTAGGTTTGGTAATGGACAAAATTCTGCTGCTGTTGGTAGATATCAATTTACACATCTTAAAGAACATGCTAATAGAATGGGAGTTGATACTTCTACACAGATGTTTACACCAGAATTTCAAGATCAACTAGCATTATTCCTAGCAGCAGAGAAAGGTGTAACTCCAGAACTTCTTAGGTCACAAGGTTTAAGTGATGATGTTATTAATAAACTTTCTCCAGTATGGGCATCCTTTCCTGGTAATCAATATGGTCAACCAACTAAGGATAATAATGTACTAAGAGGAATTTACAATAACAAGAGTAATACAGACTTAGATATGAGTTCTATCTTTTCACCTGGTACCAATGCAAATGATTTAGCTTTAGCTTCTACATCTACTTCTGGTGGTGTGAATATTACTAATAATTATTTTTCCAGTGGTGGAGAAGGTGGTTCTGGTGGTTCTAGTGGTGGTGGAACTACATTGGCTATGCCTTTTGGTATTAGTTCCTCAGATACTGGAACTGATGTATTCCAAGAAATGGGATTGAGGTCATTAGCATAATGGCAAAATTTCAGTCTAATACAGATTTTCGTTTAAAGTCTGTAAGAATTTATCCTCAAGGTAAGGATAAACCAATACCAATTACGAATTTGGTTACTGCAGTTAATTATGTTGAAGATATTACTTCTCCATTTATTTCTGCAACAATGGAAGTAGTTGATAGTGGTGGATTACTACAAGGTATGCCTATTCAGGGCGGTGAAAAGATATTAATTCAAGTTGACACTAATATTAGAGATGAAGCGTTTGAATATAGTTTTGTTATTTGGAAAATTGGTAATCGTTTTGCAAAACAGAAAAAGCAGTCATATACTATAGGTTTAATATCAGAAGAAGCTCTTGTCAATGAAGGTACAAGAGTATTAACTCGTCAGGAAGGTAATCCAGAGCAAATTGTTGAAAAATTAGTACAAAAATCATTAAATTCATCAAAACCATTTTTCTCTGAACCATCTAAGTTTCAGGTTAAATTCCTTCCTAATAGAAGGAGACCTTTTGATATTATATCTTCATTAGCAATTAAGGCTGTTTCTTCTAAAGGAAAATGGAGTGACACAACACAGAATAAAGCATTTAAAATGGGTGTTTTAACTCCTGGTGGAATAAGTAATAATGATGAAAGTATAGAAGAGATTAGAGGATCTAGTGGATTTTTCTTCTGGGAGAGTAGAAGAGGATATAATTTCTTTTCTGTTGATGCTTTGTGTGATGAACCAAATGGCACATTCTCTGCTCCAAAACTTGAATCTGAATCATGGGGACCTTATGTAGAAAAAGTGGGTAATCAGGAAGATGGTGCTGATGATAGATTTACCATATATGAATCTGTATTTGATTCTGAAATTGATTTAATGACATCCTTAAGAAAAGGGAAGTATGCTAGTAAAGTAGTGTTCTTTAATCATTCTACTGGTCAATATGAAGAGTATAATTATAAAATTAAGAGTAGTTATGATAATATGGCACATCTTGGTGGACAAGAAAGCGTATCTTTGATACCTGTGAACCAAACTGAACTATCTGATCAACACTCAAGGGTTATGTCTATAATGTTGGATCATGAAACTTGGTATAATGATCCAAATATTGCTTCTATAAACACTAAGGATGGTGCAACAAAACCAACTGAATTTGCAGATTGGCAAAAATTTTATGCAGCTCAGTCTCTTGCAAGGTATCAATTGTTAAAGAATCAACAATGTAGTATCGTAATACCTGGGAATGCTGAAATATGTGCAGGAGACAAAATTGATGTTAGACTAGTAAACAAGTTACCAGATAAAGAAGCTAAGAAACAACCATTTGATAAAGAGAGTAGTGGATTATACCTCATTCAAGAGGCAACTCATACATATGACAGAACTATCGGTACAAATGGAAGATTTCTTACAACCCTTCGTCTTATGAGAGACTCTTATGGTATGAAGGACTTAGATTCTGGACATGGAACTAAATAATCATATAAGTAGGTACTCCTATTATGAAAACTATAGAAGATCACATAAAAAAAGATAGGGACATTTTAGATGACCCAACAACAAGTCCTGCTGCACGTAGACACATCAACGAAGAGTTGCATGAGTTAGAAGTGTACAGAGAGCATCACCAAGAAGAGATAGAAGCAGGAGATCATCATGATCCTAATGCTATTGAACTATTCTGTGAGATGCATCCAGACGAACCAGAATGCCTAGTATACGATGATTAAATGGATCAGAAATTATCACAGCTGATACCAGCCAATAAGATTGGGTCTGATGGATTCAATTGGTGGGTTGGGCAAATAGAAGGTACTGCCTCTGATGAGGAAAACAACAAAGGTGGTTACCGTTATAAAGTAGCAATCGTTGGGGATCATCCTCAGGATAAGAACCTTCTGCCTACTAAAAATTTGCCATGGGCAACTGTGATGATGCCTGTCAATGTACCCTTCATGCCTGGAAATACTGGTGGAGCACATCCACAATTAATTCCAGGATGTTGGGTCATTGGTTTTTATTTGGATAATGATAAACAGAAACCCATAATCATGGGTTCTATTGGTCAGGTGCCAGGTTCTACAACTGTTATTAATGAGGAAGATCCTAATAACGATAATAGATTTGTAACTGCGTTAAAGACGGATAGTAATGCAATAAATCCAACAACTGATGGAAATCCATTTTGTGAGAAAAAGGATGATGGAAAAGTAAATACATCTGGTGGTGGACTATCTGATGGTAGTACAGATAGTAATGATAATCAAAGAGTTGATCTAGCAACAAAGAAGAAAGCGTCTATTAAACAAGAAGAATGGTGTCAAGAGACAGCAAAGAAATGTGAGGATCAAGATCTTAAATCTAAGATGTCTGGAGTTATAGGTCAATTATTGAAAGATGTTCAGGATAGTGGTGGTAATATTGGAACTTATTATGTAAACAAGTATACTGGTGGACTTACTAATGGTATAGGTAAAGCTAGAAGTACAGTAAATAAAGCAACTTATATTGTACGTGAATTTCTAGCAAGAATAAAAGGATATATTGCATCAATGCTACAAAAGGCAGTTGATGCATTAGTTAAAGCAATATTACGTCCTTCTGAAACAGGTAATGCGTTAACTCCAATTACAGAGTGGTTTAACAAGATGCTTAAAGATCTTGGTTGTAAGATGGCAGATCTTGGAGATAGATTAGCAGCATGGTTAACCAATGTATTGATGAGTTATCTTAGTCAGATATATCGTAATGCAATATGTCAGGTTGATGAGTTAGTTAATGGTATTATTTCTAAGATCCAACAGTTATTGACTGAATTGCTTAATAGCATTTTAGGTCCATTGAGTGATATTCTTGGAGCAATAGCAGCTCCCTTTAATCTTATTGGTAATGCAATTAATTATGTTTTAAAACTTCTTGGTATTTCTTGCTCAGGTCCAGATCAAACATGTGCTAAGTGGAAGACAGTATGCACAACTGGAGAGAAGAAGGAGGATAATGATGAAGAAGGTTTCTTAGATGGTTTACTATCAAGTTTAGATAATCTTTTTGGTGATACACCTGCAGATTACACACAATATGTTTGTGAGGATGCATATACTGGCAAACCATTAGATGTAACTACAATTGGATTTACAGGTGGTGTTCCTAAAGAACCTGCTCAAAAGAAGGTAGTTTATAACATTAATAATGTTGAAGTTACTGAAGGTGATGCTGCTGTATTTACTGTAACTAGAAGTGGTTATCTAGAAGCATCTTCTTCAGTTACATATAAAACTCTTGATAAACAAGGTACAGCTACTGTTGGAGTTGATTATTTGAAAGAGGATGGTATTCTTGGATTTAATATAGGAGAAACAGAGAAGACTATTACCGTACAAACAATAACTGATTCAATTCAAGAGTTTGAAGAAACTTTCTTTATAAGGTTAAGAACTAATTCTCCTGTTGATGATAGTGATATTATGACGATGTTTACGAATAACATTGGTAAAGGTACGATCATTGAAAAAGATCTTAAGGAACCATATGATCCATATATTGCAGATCCAGTAGATCCTTTTGAACCTATTGATGACCCAAGTGAAGATAATTTCCCAGATGATCCACCAGGTGATGATGGTAGTGGAGATGATACTGGTATAGATCCTACACCAACTTATACTGTAGTTGCTAATAGAACTACTTGTCCTGAAGATGCATTTATAATCTATACTATTACTACAACTAATGTTGAAGATGGATCTCTTGCATACTATAACCTATCAGGAACAAATATAACCAGTAATGATATTATAGGTGGTCAGTTAACTGGTAGTTTTATTATTAATAGCAATACTTCCAAGGTAACTGTTGGTATTGCAGAAGATACTACAATTGAAGATGAAGAGACTTTAATCTTTAGTATTACAGGCAAAGGTGCATCTGTTGATGTTCTTATTACTGCAGATGATCTAACTATTGATGATTATGATGATGGTCTAGGTGATTCTCCTGAGACTGTGTTCCAAGACTTTAGACCACCAACTGTTGATATAGGAGATGTTATAACAGATGATAGTGGTGGTATTATAGAAATACCTGTTGATAGTCCTGGTGATCCTTGGGCAGAACCACCTTATGTGTTTATTGGTGGTGAAGGTAGTGGTGCAACTGCTACTGGTCTATTAGATTCAGATGGATTCTTAACAGAGATAAGAGTTCAATCCTCAGGATTTGGATATAAAAAGAATTTAGCAAAAGATAAAGGTGTAAGATGTATAATAGATGCATTTACTATTCTTAGACCAGGTATAGGATATACTACAGCACCTGATTTATATGTTAATGGTGAATTGGGTATCGCAGAAGCTGTTATAAATGATGATGGTTTTGTTATTGGTGCTCGTATATTAAACAGAGAAATAACATTTGATAGATTCCCTACAATTAATATTGTAGGAGGTGGTGGTTATGGTGCTAAACTATTACCATCATTAGCATGTCTAGATACAGATGCACTAGCAAAAGTTGGTGCTACTAAGATTGGTACTGGTAAATATATTGATTGCCCATAATGACACATCCTGTAGCTGCAAAAGAATATCCTAATAATATCTTCAAGCAGACAACCCCTGATGAAACTCAGGAATTATCAAGTGGTCCTAAATTTAAAACTCAGTGGAAAGGAAATCTTACTAGATCAGAGATCTATGAGAGAATGTTACCAGACAATCTAACATGTGCACTTAGGATTGATGGACCATCAGATGCTGCTATTGTATTGAATAGTAAAGGTAATATTAGAATTCTAACAGGAGAGAAGACTGATGTTGCTGGTACTGGTGTACTTGGTATTAAAACATGGGGACAACAACAAATACACAATGAAAGATCTAATATTCAGTATTGTGCTGGTGGTAGTGAGAATGAAGGACAAGCATTAAATGTTCTTGCTTATGGAGATATTGTAGAAGAAACCATTGGTGGTACACGATATCTTAAAGCAGCAAAGGTTTTAATTTCAGCAACTGAAGAGTTAGTTCTTAATGGACAGTCTGTTAAAATACAAGCTCAAGGTGATATAGAGATGGCAGCAGCATCTTTTACTAAAGCACAGATTAATAAGAAAGAAATTACAATAGGACAGGATATGAATTTTGGTGCAGGAGAATCTTCTGATATCAAATTTGATCCACGATCTTCCACAAATATAGTTTCAGCTGGTTGTATTAACCATAAAGTTCTTGGTGATTATGCTTTAAGAGCGATAGGAAATATACACATAAGTTCTATAGGTGGTGCTGGTTTATTAATAAAAGATAGAACTTATGGTCTTAAAGTAACCACAACAACAAGAGCAATGTACTCTGGTGTTGCTGGTGTTGCAATTAATTCACCAGGTCCTATGGATATTAGAAGTGCTGATTTAGGGTTAGAATCTGCTAAAACCACTGTGAAAACAGCACAACTAGATGTTGAATCTGCTGACTTCAAGCTGGATGCTGCTAAAGCAACGATTGCTTCTAAGGCTACACTAGATCTTGAGGCAGCAGGAATCGTTAAGATCACTGGGTCATTAATTTATCTTAACTGATTCATAAGCAATACTGATCGCAAACTGTCACAAGCCCCTTGACTTTTTATGTATTGGGGTGATAAATTACATTATGCGATAAGGAAAACTTATCCAACATCTGCGGGTAATCACTCCGCAAGTAAACATATAGGTAAAATTTACATGTCTATCAAATCAACAATCGCTGCAGTAGCAGCATCTCCATTTCTACTCGCTGGTGCAGCTTTTGCTGGTCCATATGTGAATGTAGAAACAAACGCATCACTTACAGGTAGCGACTACACAGGTGCTGCTACGGACGTTCATATCGGATACGAAGGAACCGTAGGTTCTGCTGGATACTATGTACAAGGTGGTCCAGTTGTTCTTGCAACTGACGGCGTAGACGGAACTAAGACTCAGTTCTCTGGTAAGGCAGGTCTTGGTGCTCCTGTTTCAGAAGCACTTGATCTTTACGGTGAGATTTCATTCTTAACTGCTGAAGGAGATACAGACAACGGATACGGTGCTAAAGTTGGTGCTAAGTTCAAGTTCTAAATCTTATTTCTTTATGAAATAGTAACAGGGGGGTCTAACGACCCCCTTTTTTATGCTACATATTTTAGTTACAACTATTATATGCTTTCTACTCAATATAGATTGAGACTTGAAGCGATATGCAGAGATATTGCTTCTGGTACTGACGTATCAATACAAGATATGATTTGGGCAGAGAAACTCTCCAAATCCAACACATCAGCAAGAGGTATGTTAAAGACTGCTCGTAGAATGTCAGTAGATCCTACAGATTCTTTTCTGAATAGCTTGAATATAGGAGACCCCGATTCAAGTAATCACAAAAGGGGTTTCGGATCTCCCGAAGATGTGGTAGACTGGTTCCATCAAGAAAGGTCTGATGACTGGAGGCAACGTGACTAAACAAGCTGCAATTTACACCAAAAGTGGATGTCAAGAGTGTGAGCGTATCAAACAATTACTCAAAAGTCAAGATATAGATTTTAGAGAATATACATTAGACACTCATTTTGACAAGACTCAATTTGAAATGGAATTTGGTGGAGATGCAAGTTTTCCACAGATTACTATAGGATCAGAGCACATAGGTACTTTAAAGGAAGCTTTAAGGCACTTGACAAATTTTTCATAGTCCATTACAATTCTATTATATGGGAGATCAATATGACAAAGCGAACATACACCCTTGAGAAAAAGAATCCTCAGCATAATCAAGTCTGGGAATGGGAAGAGACTCCAGAACTTGTTGCTTGGATCAAGTCACAGTCCAATTTAAAAATTGTCCCTCCAAATCGCCCAACAGATAAATCATAGTATATAATAAGTTTAATTATACACTAGGGCAATGACTACCCCAAACTGGCAACACCATTCTAATAAAGATAAGAAGCGTAGTCTAAAGCCACAAGCACTGCGTCAAGCAAAAGCACGTCGTAGTGCTTTAATTAAAAAGTTAAATCTATTAAATAGAGAAAAGAGCTTGACAGGATAATGAGTTTCAAGTATCATGTAGATAAGAGACACGTGTTTGTTGATAACCAACCAGTCTTGATGTATTTCATACAGGAAATACCATTTGCTATGGATGAACTGACACTTCAACAAAAGCAAGATAAGTGGATATTATCTGAAGCAGCAATTAATCCTGAGTATACACTACAAGACATTTTTAGATGGTCAGACTATTTGATCGCTGAAGAATGTCATCCAGTAATATTTGATTTAGATATAGTTAATCCTGAAGTTTTACCAGATGAGTCAATTTCTTGAATTATTGGTGGGAACGTTTAATAATAAAAGACAAGCACAATCCCATCCTACTCGTTATGCCCATATACGTGTTCAACATCGTTTGATTGGAGAAAATCGTATATATGGAGAACAAGCTTACAATTATCTTTTGAATCGTCCATATCGTCAGTTTGTAATTGATATTGTGGAGGAAATAGAAGGTGATGAGTATCGTCTTAAAAACTATGAGATTAATAATCCTCTTCAGTTTGCAGAATGTAAGGGAATTGAAACAATTACCGATGACCTGTTGACATATCGTGAGGGGTGCGATATTATTATGAGGAGGACAGGTAAAAGTTCATTCTTTGGTGGAACTTCTACCTGTCAATGTTGGGTTACTTGGAATGGTACCAAGACCTACGTACAGAATGAAGTGACGTTGAATGATAAAGATTATCATGTAGTTGATAAAGGACTAGACGAAAAAACACACCAACGAATATGGGGATCCGAATGGGGTGCCTTTCAATTCGTTAGGTTGCCATCATAGCACAGTGGTAGTGCAGGGCTTTTGTAAAGCCAAGGTCGGGGG